TTGATCAATTGCCGTACCTTCATCTGCGATAATATCAATTTTGTCTCCGGCCCTGATATGAGATACATCAGCAACCAAATACTTTGCCTGACCATTTACAGGCGTATCGAGTCTTTGATCAAGGACTGGTTCAACTCTTTCAAATGCTATCGGCCCCGATAACTTTCTACGATAAAGTCGATCAATCGCTTCTTGAACATCGTCGATTGGTTGTACCCGAATCTGAGGAGTATCAGTTGCAGAGGTAGTATCTACCGCAGCACTTAATACAACCGCTTGATTGGGTATAATGTTGAGAACGGTAAGGTTGTCAGCAAGAACGGAGATGATATTTCCCAACGAATCAACGTCGATGATATCAACTGTGTCGCCAACTTTGAGATAACCTGTGAAGGCCAAATCTTGCCGGTCATTGTTTTGAGGGTTAAGAATTGTCTCCCTCGGTTGAAACTGGATTCTAATCGCATTGTTTTGTCCCATCAGTTACCTCCCTTGGTATTAAAGGTTATGCGTTTTCCGTAATTAACAAAAAGCCCCTCATATTGCTGTGGTGGTTTATTCAACCGATGGGCCTTATTCGGTTCTAACCGCAGCACGAAGCCTTTATTTGTATTTGGTCCACTTGTAATTATATCGTAATCCCTGTCAGGGTCTAGTTGATTTCCATTAAGAGTATTCCCTGACAAGTTAACTTGCAAAGTTGAAGGTATAAATTCGTTATCGGTTACATAAATTAAATTTTGATTGTTTTTTATACCTGTTGGATGCTCACCAGTTATCGGCAAACCTGTTTTTGAGAAATAAAACTCCATTGCCATCTGGACGTTCTTTTGGTCGATATCGATAATTGAAGCATCCAAAGTACCGTTTTTATAAGCCAGATAAAAGATTATATCCCTTGCAGTATGAATCAAGGGGGCATGATCTGTGAATATATCTCGCTTACAGCTACACTCTTCGGCCATTTAAACCACCGTTAAAGTATCTACGACCTCATCCAAATCGAACGGATCGGCTACTTCGTAATTAAAATCTCTAGTTAATTTGACAGCACTGCCATACTCTGCGTCCAGGAGGGCAGAGGTAAATTCAATCTTTACTACTCTCCGAACCCCATCAATTTCACTCCAAGTAAAATCTCTATTAAGGTCGGGAGAGCACATAAGTTTCTTGGTGAGAATTTCAATCTCACTCCCTTGTAATCCGCTTGATCCTACTGCGCTCATCTAAACCTCCCCACGCCATGCCATTACCCTTATTGCACTTTTGTTAGGAATAGACTTAGATGTTCTCAACCAAATCTTAGTCTCGGTTTTTTTATCTAACGATATCCATTTATCACTCGGCTTGATATTGCCGTCGATGTCTTTACCATTGAAACTAAAATAAATGGTCTGCAAAGAATCATTATACAAGATTAGACCCTTCGATTGGAAAGTCCATTCGTATGAAGGATCTTTAGAAAATTCCTCGTTATCTATCCCTTCCTCTTTGAAGAAGTGATCCCTTGCACTTAACATCTATTAAGCCCCATCCCATGCCATTACGGTCACAGTACCGGTACCTTTGACGTAGATTTTACCTTTATTAACATCGAGAAAGTCTTGCATCAAATCAGCGTCAACGATCTTGCCGTCTGCTTCTTGACCACTAAAACTAAACTCACAGTTACCACCAACCACTTTCATCTTGATATTTTTAGCACTACCACTAAAACTTTCTTCTTTATAAGATGATGTAAGGGCTATTTCTTTAAAAAACCAACCATTAGTCATGATTGCCTCCATTTGGATTAAAACGTTGTTTACCAGTATTCTTTACATGAATACGGTGCATTGTACCTTCTTTTCGGTCATAGCCAGTAATAGTTAAACGGACATTATCTGCCTGTATTATTATCTTCTCGCCCTTGACCTCATTACTCTTTTTATCGAGTAACAGTTCTCCAAAAAACAAAACCCTCCTAAATCTTTGTGGGATCGGGAGGGTTATGGCATGATTCGTCGATTTCAACCAAATAGCTGTAATTACCTCCGAATCAAGTTTAGAAGAACCACGACCGAGACTGTTAAGTTCTTCTCGGTCATGATTATTTCTAATGTAGCAGGAGAGGAAGATTTCTCTTCCCCTTCTACTTCTAATTCAACATATCTGAAATTTGGATGACCTTTACAATATGACATAACACTTGGATCGCTAGTCGTAATGGGCTTTCCTTTGATAAAACGAAATCTGCCAACCGCTAAACTCAAGCAGCCAGTTAATGTTATCTTCGCACTTAATTTACTCACTTGTTACCTCCTATTTCAAAGTCCAAAGGTGAGTGCCCTGATTAATCAAGACCTAGGTTAATACCAAGAACCGCCGCATCTGCTTCTTCAATCTGAACGGCAACTTTAGCGTGGATCGCATACTGAGCAACGTCAGCATAGATGTCCTCGTCTCTCTTAATAGTGATCTCTCGACCAATACCAAGAATCAAGTTTCTCATTTCAGTGAAGATAGTTTGACCAAGAGTTTTGAAAGTTACCTTTACAACATCTCCGTCACCAATAGCACCACCACCAGTTCTGTTAATCTCACCAGTTGTATAATCTACAACATAGTCAGTAGTTTCAATGTAAGCTGCTTCTGGGTTTTCACCAAGAGTTTCCTTACTAACAACTACATCAGAGATTTGGATAAATCCACCAAGTTGAACTTTAGTTGTACTCGCTAGAGTAACGTGCTTAACAACAGTTGGTTGAGTAGGTAGTAATGGTAGAGGTACTTGCTCAACACCAAATGGAGTTAGGTTTTGAGTAGAGTTAAGAGCAGAGTCACCGGCAGCAGTTGCACGACTTGAAACTGTGTTACGATAGTTTTGCTCGTGGTCAGTAGAAACCATGAATCTCATATTTCTACGAACTCTTTTCCACTTGTCAGGCATTGCCTTGATCATCTTGGAGTAAACATTTGAAGAAATGTTTGCACCTTGAGCATCAACAACATGTGCTTGACCGGCCAATCTTAACCAACCATCAAATAATGCTAGGTAGCTATCTTTGATGTATTGAGTTGATGATCCACCATCAATAAGATCAGACTCAAGTGCCGCAACACCAAGAGCATCACCATTGATGTATAGTTCTTCAAGATCGTTAGCAAACTGAGTTGCCATCATACGGATAACAGTATCTTCTACTGCATCACCTTCGATGTTAACTAGCATGAAGTCACTTGAGATTTCAAATGGTACAACAACATTTTTTGGGTTTAGAGAAATCTTAGAAGTTTTTACTCTTCTACGATGCGCAGGAGCACTTGCTTCTGCTTTAGGCATTGCTACCCTTTTTCCTACATTCATCTTATCGATATCAAGTTGTTCGTTACGAAAACGCTCAACTCTTACGTTACCTTGTAGGCCAGTAACGTCGATAACTAGATCAATAAATCGATCTGATTGTTTTGGGTTTAACTTCCCAGCGGCCGCCAATTGATCAGTTGTGTTGATCGCTTTTTGAACCAGCTCCTTGTTTGTCATTCCACTCATGATTTTCTCCTTTATGAAATTTTTGGTTCTAGTTTTATACTAAGTATTCCTTACTGGTTAATAAAAATGATCTAGTAGATCACGCCTTTAAAAATCGACTCGTCCTTCTTCTCACCTTCAGCAGACTTGTTTACTTCTTCAGTACCGTCGCCTTCTTCAGATGAAGAATCAGCAGGAGCTTCTTTCAAAGTTTCAATCTCTTCCTTGAGTGGCTTAGTAGCTTTCTCAACGGCCGAATCAATCATGCTTTGAACGTCTGCTTTTTTGAAAGTCTCTTCTTCACTTGCAGGAGTTGCCGGAGCAGCTTCAGCAGGAGTTTCAGATTTTTCAAGTTCAGCTACTTTTGCGTTTGCGGCATCGGCAGCTTCTTTTGCTATTTCTAGCTCGGTCTTGCTTCCAGAGGTGGACTTGTTAGTTACCTCGTCGTTCTTTTTTGGGTCAGTCATAGTGCCTCCTTTGCTAACCTCAGAATCTTGTGATTCATCTAACTCTTTTATTAAAGTTTCTAAACTTGATAGTATGCCCTTCAGCTTATCAAGTCTAGCACTCTTCATTTTCTTCCCTGCTTTTTCAACAAATACAGGAAAGTCTTTTTCAGCTCCGTCCTTAAACTGAGCTTTTAAAGATTTCATAATTTCCTCACCCATGAAACCGGTATTACCGTCACTCGAAGCAAAAGTCATTAGATCAGCACGGATCATATCCATACCAAATGAAAATTGCATAAGAGCATCACTCATAGCTAAGAACATTTCTTTTTGTGGCATCGCTAATGCTTTGGCCACTGGAATTTCTTGAAGTACATTTTCAGCACTCTTAGAAAATTCCCCCTTCTCAATACTGACTTCCGGTTCCGCAATCTCAGACGATGCTACTGGTTCAGCCGGAGCTGGATCAGCAGGGGTCGCTTCTGGTGCTGGGGTACCTTCAGGTGTTGAGGCCGGTTCAGCAACAGGTTGAGACGCAGGCGAGTCATTCTTGAAAAGGGTTTTGTCCTTTTCAGTTTTCTTGCCCATACCTTCTCCTTTATTTTTTACAATTAAAAACTCTTTACCGTTTGCACCCTCATCAACGAGGCTTACTTCTCGAGTTCTAATATTATCTAACCTTCTACTTGCTGTGGACGGATCGTCCGAAACTTGGTTGGCACTTTTAGATATAGCAATATCCTTGCCTTGTTTTCTCTTTAACATATTTACTCCAATTCAGTTACGGATGCTATTGCACCAATTGAAAAACCTGTAAATTTCCCCGATTTTACATCAGTCCAAAGTTGTTCGTCTAGGATTCTTACTTTCATCAACCAAGTATTTTTCCTAATTTCGATATCACCTTTCGGAGTAGATATTTTTAAATCACTCGGGGCCAAGAAGGATTCGATAATCTTCACATCTTCGTTTACAAATTCTTTATGTTGTAAACCGATGTTCTGGAAATTCTCCATAAAGAAGTGAGCAGCATTTTTTACTGTCTCCTCATCATAGGTATCTCCATGTAGATCAACCACATCTGGTTCTAATACGATGCCAAATACAGTTCTTTCCTCTTCGGTTTGTTTATAAATTGGGACAAAGATACTCTTATTTATTTTCTCATCGTCTTCATGATGAGCAGACTCAACCACTTCTACTTTATCTGAATCAAATAAAGACTGTGGGAGTAGAGCATCTAGCGGATCGCTTTTATCTAATACAGGTACGATACCAAACTCAATCTCTTTACGAACTATCCTCTCATGGACAATCTGCTTAGATTTTTCTTCAGCATAGATTTGGTCGGCAAATTGCTTAAATCTTACACGGCCGTTAGCTGCTCTGTCTTTGGTATCAAATGGGAATTTAATATTTACTGGATCTCCGTAGAGACTTAAATCTTCTGGAAATTCTTTTGGAAAAGTTAGAGCACTACCAGCGACTACCTCAATTCCAAATTCTTCTGCTCTCTCTTCTTGACTCTCCCTCAACTCTTGTCTAGTCATTTCATCGGTTGGGAGTAATCCTTTATCGACTCTAACTACATCACTTAAAAATCTCGATGTTGTTAGTTTGGTTGACTTTAATAAGAGATGAAAATTATCAAAACTTGTATCTTTAAATATCTCTGCTACTGGCCCGACAAAATCATTTATCATTTTTATAGCAAGACAGATATTGTCTTCTTCGGTACCAGATATTTCTTCGAGTAGTTCTTTTTCGATATTAACAGAAAATTCAGAGAGATCGACCGACTCCAAAGTACGGTCAAGGGTATCGACATTGAATATGACTCTATCACATAGACTGATCATTTCGTTGTTCTCACCAGCTTTTTCTATTTTATCATTACAAAAATTTACTATGTTATCTGATGTCTTATCGACCAAAGTTTTTAAAGCTAAAACCTTAACTGCAAATTCATCTTTTAGTCCGGCAAGATTTTCCGATTCGGACTTTGAAAGGATCATATAACCAAGAGTTATCTTCTGCATGACCTCATCTGCCGTATCAACTTCAACCTGAGAATCTACCTCTTCGATATCTTCAGGGTTCTGACTCATTGCTGATGGACCAACCGATTGCTCTTCATCTTCCTCCACATCTACCAAACCAATAACGGCTGTGACCCCCGCTTCTAGTTCAACAATTTGTAGACTCATTTCTTTAAAATTGGATTCATCCATCTGAGTAAATACAAAGGCATCGGTTCTTTCTTCAAACTTTTTAAGTTCAAGTCCTAATGCTTCTGCTTTTTGAGCGGCCTTTTCAAAAGTTAAAAAGATATCCTTAGTCATCATTACTGACTGGATCCCGATATTTAAAGATTTTCTGATTTCAACTGATAGTACGTCTTTGCTGATAACTGATTCGTATGTGACACCTTCTACTTCTATGAAATGCCTATGCTCTCCTGATCTATCTATCATATCATTATCAGAGAGTGCTTCAGGGGCAATATCATGTTCATGGTTGCCACCGATCTCTGTGATGAATAAATCATCTCCAAACATCATATCATGGTAGTGACCTTGGAGTTGTGTGGTTGCTCTACCGGATTCAATCACATGACGATGCTCACCACCACAAGAAGTATCCTGGAGTTTGCCAGCAATTAAAAAGAGATGACTATGCCAACCATCATGCGAGGTAAATTTTTTATTATCCTCGATCCAATGACAGTGGCTACCCCCTGCTCTTTCGTTATCTGATTTTGTGATTCCTTTTATACGACTTGCTTTTTGAGACAAAGCATTCCGTTTATTAACTTTTACGTTTTTCTTGGCCACAGTTTTTCTCCAAAAATTTTTGGTTCACATATTAATGTAAAACCAATTTTATTATTACACAAGTTTAAATCTTTTAGAAGCCCTTAAATTCCAACAGGGATCACAGTGGTTCGACACTTGTGATGATATGGTGGAAATCCTAGTCCTTCTTCCGCCCACTTGGGGACGCTATCATTTTTACTAAAAGGCATTAAGTTCTGGAGATCATTAAGATTATCGACTTCTAAAAACATGTCGATTGACTTAATACCTTTGCTCACATCAAACTCCTGGCCATCTAACTTAATACAGATTTGAGAAGTTCTCTTATCTATAATTGCCACGACCCGATATCTCTCAACATCTGCCTCGTACATGCTGATCATACGACCAACCGAGTTAGCCTGTATAGCAGCATTTTGGGTTAGAATTTCAAAATAAGCCTGAGGATTAGTTGCATATTGGGTTGGAACGGTACTGGCGGCATCTTTAACTCCCAATGCTCCTCTCAATTCTTCTTCCAATTTGACAGCTGCTTCTTTGGTTGTTAGACCCTGATCTAATACCACATCGGATACTACCTCGGAAGTTTTACCAGAAACTTGATCGGGGAAATATTTTCCGGCTGATTGATTAGTCAGATTGGAAATAACTTCCACTGCCTTTACGTCTCTCTGCGTAAAATTAACTGCTGCAGTAGGTCCCGACATGGAGGCCTTCTCCACATATAAGCTATGATCTTTGATGAAAAGAGCTACATTATCCCCATAGTATGCCGTGACCATATCCTCAGTATCGGTCTGAAACTCGTCAGATTTGCCGTATTGACCCATTATTTTGTTTATTGACGCATTGACCTTTTTGGCCCCTGCCTCGCTCCTGGGGGCAGATTTGAATGCGGAGAGAGCAGATTTAATTGCTTTCTCAGAATGAAACTGCCACTCAGAGGTATAAACCCTTCCGAGAGAGTTAATAAAGTCCTCAGTGAGTTTATCCGGCGCCTCAGTAGATGGAGCTCCATCTTCTTTGCGAATGATGCGGCTCAACCCCATGAAAACTTTTTCGAGCTTTCGATGTAATTTAGGATTCAATCTCGACATCATTTCTCCAATCTGCTGATTTGTTAAGCACTCTATCTAGGATTGAAAAAGCATCAACCAATTTCGTTAGATCAAGGTCATTGCTCTCATCAACCGGTAGGCCGTCTAATCTCTTTTCAATCTCCGGAGTATTTGGATCGTCCTCTGCCGGTTTTCTCTCATCGGTATTATTTGGGATTTGTCCCTGTTGAGGAGCGAGAGCACCTGTACTTGGATTCCCTGCCAGATTACTCAACTGCTTAACGGCTTCTGCCATGGTTAAACTAAATGGGACATCTGGATCAAAGTTAACTCGATCAGTTTTGTATTGTGGAATCTCAGTATTAATAATTGTACTGATGATCTGACGAACCAAGTTTGGAGTAAGAGCACCAGTTTTCTCAAGGCTATTTGATAGCTTGATCAGACTGTCAGCATCAGTTACGTTTGGTGAGTAAGATTTGTACTCCCAATATACTGATCCCATATCTCTTAGGATTAAGTTTACTTGGCGATCCATTTCCTGTCGCTCAGGATTGAATACTTGCTCCTCTGCCAATCTTCTCGATGTCTCTGCCGTACCCCTGTTATAGTTCTCACTCGCTCCAACAAAGATAGGAGGTAATCTAAATGCTCTCCTTAATTTAGAGGCATTATTTTTATCATAGTTTTGGAACAGCTGATCACCCTGCTGCTCATTCTTTAATGGTTGAATCTCGATCTTAGCGGTACCAGAATTTTGGATCCCTTCTGATGCTGGTTCAGCTTCGATAAGTAGAAACTTAGAATAGTTATTTGATCTCTTCATTACTGAGTTAGTAAATTCGTTGATCCTGTTAATCGTACCATCTGTTAGCATGGCATTACCAGATACTAAGATCGCCATACTTGGGACATTGTTATTTAAAAAGGTATTATAATTGATCTCTTCACTTGCTCTCGAACCAAAGATTGAGAATAAGTTTCCAATATATCTCGGGATTCCATAAGGAGTACGAGCAGTCCATAGCTTGAATTGATATAATTTGTGGGCATATTCGCTTGATTTTACCCCTGCTTTCTTCGCTGCTGCCTCAGTTTTGTATGCTTTTCCGTCGAGCCTAGAAACGATCCTCGGGTCGCACCACTCCTTAAACCATACTTTTTTACCATTTCTCTCCTGAATGAAGCGTCTAAAACGCTTTCTAAAGGTCTTTTTCACTGTGTCCCCAGTGGTAGGGTCAGTTACTTTTTTAGTATAAGCGGTTGATGTACGATCGGATTTGGTAATATAAACTGTGTGGGCCTCAACAAGATTCATAGCAGAGATGCCATTAATATCACTCTTTGGTGGTATTAGCTCCCAATATCCATTACCTGTCTG